CATTGCATCAACTCCAACAGCACCACCTTTACGAGGTCTACCCCTTCGTCTACCTGCACTCTTTTCTTCGCCTAAACCGATGGCTCCAAGCAAACCACTAAGAGGACCACCCCCAGTTAAAGCGTTTCTATGTTCTGCCATTGCATCAACTCCAACAGCACCACCTTTACGAGGACGTCCCCTTTGTTTCTTACCTATACCAATCATCTTAGCCAATGGTAAAACTTTTTTGAAATTACCTACAAATTCACCAACATCGTCAAATATTCCCGCCCCTTCCATATCATTACCAGAACCAACAGCCCGAGCATTTATTCCATTACCAGATTTAATAGTTTTTGATGGCATACCATAATGTGCTTTATATCCGCCAACTCTACTACTTCCATAACCTCCCATTTGTCGACCTTTAGCGATCTTAATTAAACCTGCTTTTAATTTTTTAGTTTTTGCTCCACCTAATACCTTATTTACTAATTGAAATGGCATTTTAAAACCAGTAGTAAACCCTCTCGCAATATCATCAAATAATCCAGCACCTTTTAACTTTTCTTGGTCTTCTTTGCCCAAGCCTATCGAATCTAAAATTCCCGAAAATATTCCACTTGCTTCCATACCTGCTTTTACAGATTTTCGAGGTCTTCCCCTACGACCTGCTTTTTTACCTTCATCCGAAGTTGGAGCCCCGAGCCCAAAAGTATCTAGCAAACCAGAAAACAGACCTGAACCTTCTTTAACAGATTCATCATATTTTACTAAAGGTTTAACTAAAGGTACGAGATTAGATTCTAATACTTGTTTTCCTGTAGCATCAAGATTACGTAAATGTCTTGCATTTATTTCCATAACCTGTTGTTGAATTTTTTGGTTATACGGTGTATTTTCCATTTAATATATTATTATTATATATTTTATTTTTATTATTAATTTAATAAAAATAAATTATTTAATTTACATTAGTTTAGATTTCATACGACCAGCAGTTGAAATACCAGCAGTTGAAATACCAGCGGTAGAAATTCCACCAGTCTTACCATAACCTAGTGTATCAAGTGCTTGAGCACCTAGATTAGCATATTTATTATCTCCTACTGCTTGAAGCATTTTCTTAGCCATTGGTAGATAATTAGATGCCATTGCTTTCATGTCAGAAAGAACACCAGCACCAACATAACGGGTAAGTTCTCGTTGAGACATATGTGGGGCAGATGTAGCATTTAATACATCATTGCGGGTGAGAACACCATTAAGATATGATGCTGAGTTACCATTGGTAGTGGAAAGTATACCAGAATACAAGAACATAACATTAAGTTGTGGTTGAATTTGATTGAGTAAATTATTAGTAAAATCTACTTTAACTTGGAATTGAGTTGTGGTGAGACTTCCGGGACTATTGTAGACTTCCGAAATTGAAATGCAGTCCCCAAAAGATAGATAGAGTACACTACCGCAAGTACCTCTATTAAATACAACGTTACCAGCAACACTATTACCGCCAACATTTACAAGACCACTGAATTCATCCCAAGTCTGTTGGCTACCAGATTTACGGCTAAAATCATAAAGTTGTTTTTGGCTAAAATTACTAAGGATACCCGTTTGATTATTAAAAGTAATATTAACAGCATTAATAGTAGCATAATGATCGGGCACTTGATTACCATTTGCACCATATTTATCAAAATCATCGATCCAGATTACAACTTTATCAGGAATAGAATTGAGTTGAAAAGAGTTAGATGTAAGGGTTGAAGTTGCATTAGCAGCAAGATTACCGCCAGTAGATGGAAGAATATAATTTACAAAATTTTGGAGTGGTGTGACGCAAGTGGAAGGGACAAGCATTGTTGGAGGAGGAGTATAATAGTATAATTCCATATATGGATTGGTATATTGTACAGATACGACCGATTTAGTAGAACCAGCGGTATTAGAAAGATACCAACGAAGAGCGCGTTTGGCACTGGCATCCATACTCATAGTAAAGTTGAGTTGTGTGATACCTACAAGACCAGAATGTTCATTATCACCACAGAATAAAAATGGTGATAGAATGATAGGTTCCCTTACGCGAATTGTGATTGATACGTTCTTAACAGCAGCTGCAGCACCGGCCGGCGTATTACCAACAATAGAAATAATTTCAAAAGATGCTCTAGATGCTAAATCTTTGCAATTTTGATATGCAGCACTATTAAATGGAGAGTTCCAAGTATTAATAAGTGGCACTTGAGTTCCATCAACAGAAGCAGCGAGAGCAGCATTATTAGCAACAGATTGAGGAAGAGATGAAACCATATCCCCCCAATAATCGAGTTGTGTCAATGTTGACCCATATGCATCTTGTATTAACTTTTTATCAAGACCTCTAAGAATTGGATCAAGAATTTGTTGGACGTTATTTTGAACTACAGAAGTGTTATTTATTTGACATGTCATATTGTTTGTAAGTTGATGGAGCACAAATGGCGCAAAATTATCAGCACCTGATACTCTAACGCCGTTATTAGTTTGATTAATCGGAACGCCATTAAAAAGAAATTCGTACGGGGCACAATTTCCGGTAAGATTAAAAGTTATATCAGAACCCCATATTACATTACGGGATACGACAATGTTTGTGCTGGGAACTTGAATTGCATATACATGTTGGGTGCTTGATGAACTATTTGCTTGATATTTTTGAGATGTGATATTTTGACCGCTCTTATATACTGCAAAATCAAGACTATCAGAGATATCAAGGACTGTGTCTTTTACGGATAAAGGACGAATAAGTTGACTCATATATATATATTTATATTATACAAAAAAAAAGAAACTAAATTTATAAATAAATTTTTTTATAATAAAATTTACATTTTGCTATTATATAATTTTTTTCTTAGTAATACAAGAAGATTAGCAGAAGCACCAGCATCTAAATACATATCATGGTCAACACCATATTTATCTCTCCATTTTATTTCAAGTGATAATTGATTAAGTGAAGAACCACCCAATAAATCTACTAATCTATATTCTCCTGCTGGAGTGTAGAATACATTTTGATTAGTAGCCTCAACACCAGTATTAAGAGGTACAATAAAGTCAGTTAATACTTTTGTGATTGCTTGTTGCTTATATATATTTCCAGATGTTGTTGGATCTACATTATTTAAGTTTTGAGGTTGACCTGTTAATTGTGATTCAATAGGAATGATAGTAGAACTAAATACCCATGATTGAATAGGTGTCCAAGTTTGAACAGATGATATTTGTTGTAGATATGTAGCATATTCACCTCCTACTTGAACTGTACCATCAAAAAGAATATTAGTATCTAATAAATATCTACATTCAGCAGTTTCAGGATATAATGCACCATTACCAGCCTCTGTAGGATAATATTTAAATCTAAATGTATTTAATAAATTATATAATGGTTGATTGACAGATATATAAAAGTTTGCTCCTACAGGTGTAGGGGTTCCTGTAGGTGATGATGTAGGTTGATAAAATACTATTTTACTTAAAGCAGAATCCCATTGAATATAAGGAAGTTTTGCCCAAGTTCCACTAGTTGTTTGCCAAGCATCTCTTACAGCATTATTAAACATTCTACAAAAGGTATCTACATATTTAATATAAAAATATGGATTTTCAAATAATTCCTCTTTGTTTCTTGGATAGTCCAAAAATGTTTCAAGATTCACATTAACAGTTTCAGGTATAAATACTAAAGTAGTTGTGTCTCCTAATTGAGTATATGATGTAACTGTTTCAGAATAGTTAAAAGGATATGTTAGCATTGTTGTAGTTCCATAATCAGTATTAGGATCAACATAATTATTTTGTATTTGTAGAGAAAATGGATTAACAGATGTTAAACTATTTACTCCATTAATAACATTTGATAATAAAATATTATTATTAGAATCATAACCAATAAGACCATTCAATACATTTAAATTACCCAAATTGTTTATGCTAACTTGTGCTAATGTTGCAGGATTTCTTTTATTTATAAATGTTGTATTATCAATATTACTATATAATGCGTATAAATGAGCACCATCGTTATAAAGTGATGATGGTGATGGATTTGGTGTTACAAGTTGTGAGCTTGTTATACCAATAATACTAGAAGATGGTCCGGTTGCTGTCCATTGTTGAATTACATTTTCAAGTGTTGAAGGATTTGATGTTGATCTACATGAGACATAATTATAAGTATTTGGTGTTAAATTTACAATACTCAAATTTACAGAGTTTCCTATGCATAGTCCCTCATATATTCTATTATTTGTTCCAACAGCATAAATATAATTTTGTATTTGTCTCGAACAACAAGCAGACACAACTTGAATATTAGAATTGACTTGAGTAAATAGATGTGTTGACATTGTTGAATGATTCATCCACATTCCTGTTTTATTTGGTTTGATTACTTGATTAGAAACATTATTATATATATAACTATATGATAATATATTAGCAGGATTATAAGATGCTGATTGATAAAAGAATTTCATAACTCTGTTATTATAAAATCCATTATCTGGTGTATCATATTCTAAAAGACACACAGTTCCATTTTCAGGCTTACATTGTATATATGATGAGAATCTACCAGTATTTGCAGTATATAATAATGATGGAGTATTAGCGACAGTATATGTAGCATCTGTAAATGTAATGCTAAATAATCTTGTACCACATACTCCAATACCTGAAATAGAAGATTGATCAAGATAGAATAATTTACCTGCCCCATTTGTGATATCATCTTTATTAAATGTTATATCAGATACACCCGTTGAAGTTACAACAATAGTATTTATTGGATTTACATTTCCATAAACATAAATATCAATACTATAAACTCCTAATAATGTAAGAGTTGCAACAGCGATATGTGTAGCATCAATTTCACAAATAGATATTACTTCATCAGATGGTATACTAAATGTATCAACAATAATATTAGGATTACTGCATTCTCTAATTATTACATTACCAGTTGCAATATTAAAATAAGCAAAATTTGATGATTGTGGTAAATATGTGAGTCTACTCATAACAGTATCTAAATTAGGATATGTGTTTAATATAGCACTAGTATAACCACTATATATAATTAATGTTGTTGATTCAAGATAAAAGTATTTTTCTGTATGTTTAAAGCAACCATTAAATGAAACTAAATTTTGACCATTAAATGGTAAATTAGAATCGACAACATATGGATTAGCAGTAAAATCGAAACCAATTAAATTGGTTTGAACTTGTGAAGGATTAGATGGATTAGCATTCATACTACAAAATTCATAAGGAGCGATTGGATTTCTAGATATATATAAGTTATTATCACTTCCAACTGCTAATACTTTATTATCAAAATTATTACTATCAACACTTAGTATAGTTGGAGAAAGTGATGAAGTCAAACCAAATTCGCCAAATTCAGACCAAGTATTAGATGCTGGTCCATTTGGGTAATCACTTGCGTTCCATTGATAAAATAATTGACTTGTTCCAATACCATATAATCCACCAACTAATGCTTGTTTAGTATATACATATTTTACTCCGGGGCTTGTTTGAACTTCAAACATACTTTGTGGTGGTGAAATTACAGGATCGATAATTGCATAAGTATGAAAATTATTATCAACTGCAAAGTAATACCCTGGCACATGTGCTAATGGACATATTAAAGTTGGTGAATTTGTAAGTTGTGTATCTATTGCTTCAATTGCATAAGCATTACCTCCAGTAACACCAAAAAGAGCGTCAGGTGTTGATTGAATACCAGACAACTCATTTAATGTTCCAGCGACATAAGAAATACCATTAACATTATTTTTATTAAATTGTGATGTATAAGGACTAACGCCAATAGTCCAAGCAGTTGGACCAGTTCTAGTAAATTCATAATATTCAATTAAATCATTTGAGTTATTAACAATACCAACATAAAAATCACCAGTTGTTTTATTAGCAGATAAAAATTTATACGAAGAACCAACAGCGGGAGTAAAGGTTGCTAATGGTGTTGCTTTAATCTTATCAAATACTTTAATAATTCCACCAGAGATGATATAAATAGAGCCACCACTATTTGGAGTTAAACCATTATTAAAATTATCATAATCACAAGATTGAGCGTTATCTGGTGGAAAATTAATCAATACTTTTTTAAGATCACCAAATTCACCATTCTTATAAATACCTAAATAATTAGTACCATCAGCACCAACCAATCCGAATGTATTTTGTAATTGTGTAGATGTTTCAGTATTATAAAAGAATGCTAATTCATAATCTGTCAATCCTGTAAATGCTTCTTTATTAGGTTTTATTTGGATATCAGGAATGAGAACAGGAAGATTAGATTGAAGATTCCATCGTATAATTGAAAGATAATAATCATCACACTTATCAATTATAGGGGCTTGCTTAATTTGATTAAACTTTAAAGTTCTAGGTTGAGTATTATTTGGAGTATATTCATTAAATAGACCCATATTAAAATATTCATGAGTGGGTCCTGTATCACTATAAACATATTGGTTATAGTTTTGTTGTAGTGTCTTTAAACTAATTGCCATATTATATAATATACTTATATATTATTTATTAAAATTTCAATTTATAAAATTATAAAAAAGAAACTTTATTTAATACATTTATGTATCTATTAAATAATGATTATAAAGTTAATGAGGCATTAGAATATATAAATTATTTAATAATCTAATCTATATTATTAAATAAATTAATCTAATCTATATTATTACTGTGAAATAGTGTAAATTATACTATAATAAAGTAATAATTTCGAAATTATTACTTTATTATAATGTTTTTATGATTATTTTATAATATAATCTAAGTTATATTATAAAAATAAAATAATCTAATCTATATTATATATAATGACTAGTTTATTTTATAAATATAAAGATATTTTTTCTAAAAAAATTTATATTATTAAGATCTATGATTCTTCCGGTTCGGAAGATATCAATACCTCCATTATAGATAACAAATATAATATAGTAAGTATTACTGATATGATAACAGGTGAAAGTATCGAGTCTATTGATTTAGATAATTTTTTCAAATGTGATAAATCTTTTTATATTAAAACTGATAATATTACACCTGTATTTTTTCCTGTAAATCCTGATGGTACTGGTGGTATTCAATATTATGAAAGAATAGATAAATATTGTAACTTTCAATTCAAAGTTGGTTATCCATTATGGGATGTTGACTCTAATAATAAGTATACAATGGATTTTACTAATATGAAAAATCGTATCAGAAATGATATTACATTTCACCCAACTTATGAATCTTGTTTCTTTGATAATTTTTTAGATAATAGGGAATATTTATTATTTCCTAATGGATATACTGGGTTTGTAAAAGAATATCATTGTTCATCTTCTTCTTCTGATTGGTATTATAAAGAGGTATATATAAATAGAACTGTATTTATAGTTAATGGTAAATTTAATGGTATTGAGACTATTTATTATAGTGATGGAAATATTAATAAAGAACTTGAATATGCTGACGGACTTCTTTTATCATATAAAAAATATAAATATAATAAATTAATAAAGACTAAATATTATGATCAATATGGACGTAAAATATATAAATAAATAATCTAATCTATATTATATATAAATAAATAATCTAATCTATATTATATATAAATGGATTGTGTATTTAAAAAAATTACTGATTTTGAAAATGAAAAAAATGAATGGTTTGAACAAATTAAAAATATTAATAAGCTTTCAGAGAAACAAAGAGTATTTAAAGATTGTGTAGAAAATAGTTGTATAGATTTATCAAAACAAAATAGATTATTAAATAAATTAATTATAGATATTGATAATAGTTATGTTCTATTTAAACATTATAAAGATGAATTTAATAAATGTTGTTCTTAATCTGTTTCTGAATTATCTGGACTACAATTATTATAATTATTATCACAAGCCTTACATTCACAAATATTTTTATCTTTTTCATCTTCTTCGATATCTGATTGTTTAACAGTTAGAGGATCTACTTCTTCATCAATATATTTTTCTTTGTCTAGTTTCTCTATTTCTTTATTCATTACTCCAAGATGTAATTGAAGGGCTAAGAATAAATTAAAATTTGTTTCTAGACATTCTTTTAGATTTCTTAGATTTGTTTTTAGTAATCTTCTACAAGCCTTAAATTTTTCATCTGATTCTTTTATACCTTTAAATATTTCTATTTTATCATAATTTTTTTTATAATACATTTCATTTAGTGTCTTTGTGATCTCTTCAGTATCTACAAGTAGTTGCTCAACTTTATTAATTCGTTCTAATTCTTCCATTAAATAATATAGATTTAGATTTTTTTTTTTTATAATCTATATTATAAATGAATTTTATAGACGATTATTATATGGGGAAACGAAATGAGAATTATGTTCATAGTTTAATTTATAAATATTGGAGTGATAGACAAATAAGTAAGGCAGTTGATGAATATTCTAATTATGATTTTTATGATTCTAAATATAAATATGAGTTAAAGAGTCGAAGATGTGCACATGATAAATATCCTACTACTATAATTCCTGAAATGAAATGTCATAAAAGAACTTATTTATTATTCTTGTTTACTGATGGATTATATTACATAAGATATAGAAAAGATAAATTTGATAAATATAATAAAAAGATGTTTGTAAAAAATAGAGATGATAAGCAAGATGTTTGTAAGTATTATTATTATATACCTATTGAAGATTTAAAGAAAATAGAAATAAATGATGATAATATAAAATATGATTATGTTGTGAACTTTTAGTTTACCATTTGTGATACTGCTGAATCATAATCAAAGCCTGTAGTATTTTTTATTTCATTCATCATCTTTATATAGTTAGATAACGATTGATTATATTTCATTATTGATATAGCTCTTGATATACAATGACGCCCACAAGTAGCCACATCTTCTTTTCTGTTCTGTAGATTCTTTGAGTTATATATTATATCATATCTATTTTGTGCATCTTTTAATATAGGTAATAGATAAGGTGATTCATCAATTGATTTTTTATATTTTTTATTAACCCATTTTAAAGGTTCATTAATTGGATATCCATATGAATCAAAATATTCGATAGTTGGTTTATGTGTCTCTTCATCGATATATCTTAATAAAATTGTCCAGTGTCCGTAATTGGGTTTAGATTCCCATATTATTACTGCTACATCTTTTTTATTTGGTAATATATCCTCAATAGTTTTATAATCTTTTAGATCTTGATGTGATATAATCTTTACATCATCACCTAAATGTTTCTTAATATCTAAATCTGTTAATGCTTTATAATTAGCATCTTGAATCTCTCCCCTATTCATTCCTGAACCTTCTAATATATGTAAATATTTATTTAATATCTTGAATTGTTTTATTGCTGACTTTTCTGTCATTGGTCTTTTACTGAATCTCTTACCTGTCTCTATATTTTCAACAAAGTATCCATTTTTATTACGTATAATTCTGAAAGGCATTATATAATATATATCGATATTATATAATTTAATCGTCATAACTTTTAATTTCTTCAATAATATGTTTATATAATATAAAATGAGTAAATTATACAAAGGCTTTAAATTTAAAACAATTAAAGTTCAACAATCTCTAAAAAGTAATAATTTTGTTAAAGAAATTTTAATTAAAAATTATTAATATATTATAAAATGAGTAAAAAAGAGATTGAAAAAGTATTAAAAGAAAAGCCATCTGCTTATAGAAGTATGAAAATGTCTCAATTAGGAATCACACCAAAAAATAAAAGAAATAAAACTGATTTGCTGAATTGGACAAAAGAAGAATGGTTGAATCTTAACGCCTTATTAGATATGGATATTGAATTGCCATGTGGTCAGAAATATAAAGGACAAAAAGATAAGACAGTATGCAGACCTAAAAAGAAAGTTAATGAAAAGACACCGAAACCACTTGCTTATGATTTGACTAAAAAGCAGATAAAAAAGGCTATAAAGAAGAAGAATAAAGGAGAACGGATAAACTGGAAGGAATTATAAAATATTATTATATAATATATGGATGATTATTATTTAGAAAAATCAGATAAAAAAACTAAAAAATATATGGTATCATATATTAATAAAGATACAGGCAGAATAAATACTATACAATTTGGGCAGGCTGGTGCCTCAGATTTTACTCAACATAAAAATAAGGTCCGTAGGGATAAATATGAGGCTCGCCATTCTGGAATGGGTGAGAATTGGAATAATCCAAAAAGTGGTGCGGGCTTTTGGTCTTACCACTTATTATGGAACCCTAACACCTCTAATTTCAAACAGGCAATTAAGGAAACTGAAAAAAAATTTAATATAAATATCCATTATATAGAATGAAATATATTCTATGTGAATGTGGAAAAAGATATAGGGAAGACAATCAGATAAAACATAATCAAACTAATGATCATAAAAAGTATGTATCAGAACAAAATAATAATGAGGTTCATATTATTGTGCATGACATAGATAAAAAGAAACTAATTGAATTTATAAGAAATCAAGAAAGAAAAAGAAAAGATGCTATAGTTAATGATTCAGATACTTGTGATAGTTCTGATAGTGAAGAAGGTGATCCAACTTATCAAGAATAAAATTATTCATTTCCTTGAGATAGGAAGAAATTAAGGAAATCATCATCTCCTATATCTATATTAGATAAATTTTCTGTTGTTTTAATATAATATCTATCTCTTAATCCAAATTCATACATAATACCATCATCATCATCATCATCTTCATCTTCATCATCATCATCATCATCATCATCATTATCTTGTTCAGATTCGGATTCAGATTGATTATCTTCATCTTCTTCATCTTCATCTTCTTCATCATTAATATCATCTACTTCTTCAGGTATTAATACATCAATAGATAGAGTATATACATATCTATTAATATAAAATTTAACATATGATTTCACAATATTCCATTTGTCTTGGATATCTTGGGTTACGTTAATCATTTCAATTTCAGACATTTTATTATAATTATATATATTAATAAATCTTTAAATCCTTTTTATTTAATTTTATATTAAGTAATTTTTACTTAATATAAATTTATGGGTGGTCTAGATATACAAACTATACATTATGGGTGGTCTGGTTATTCTTAAGTGTTACTGCTAATTTATGATATGCGCTTTTTATGTGATTAGATTTTCCATAATATTTATATTGTTTATTGCATAAATCACAAACATATTTTTTATCTTTCTCTTTATCTATGAAACTTTCATAATATTTTTTATTATAATCTTTTTTAGTGAGTTTTAGGGGTGCGTTTACTATAATAGTATTATTTTCCATTCTTATATAATATTTATATAATTTTATTTTTAAATCATTTTATATTAATTTTATTTTTAAATCATTTTATATTAATTTTATTTTTAAATCATTTTATATTAATTTAATGGATCATCTTCAATATCTTCAATTTCTTCAATTTTAAGTTTTATTTTCATTAATCTTAAGTTATTCATATTATCTTTAAACAATCTAATTTTATAATTTATAGTACTTTCAAAAAATTCAACTATTGCTGTTCTATTATATGCTCTCTTCTCTTCTTTAGTTAATAGTTTATATGTTTCATCATTTCTAAAATGATCATATATATCTTTCATTGAAATTTTATCTTCTTCATCTTCTGTTAATTTATAATTCTCATTAATATAAGTATGAATTATATTTGATTTCTCATAATACTTTTTAGTACGATTATTGCACTCATCAATACTTTTATATTGATAATTATTCTTTTTATATTCTTTATGTGCTTCTATTATCATTTTTAAAAATGCTAATTTATATGTATCTCCTTTTTGTTCTAATCCTGTATCTGCTTCATATATATATTTACTAGAATCTAATAATGATTTATCTGTTGTAAACATTGAATTAAATGGTGTTATATCAAATCGTCTCTTAACTGCTTGGTCTGGTGCTTCAGATAATAAAGGTAAAGTATTACAACAAATAATATATGATCCAGTATTTATATTATCACTATTCTTTTCATAAATTTTACGAGCATTGATTTTTGATTCACCTGTATATTTTTTAATTTCTGCTACATCTACTTTTTTTAATTTATCTGGTTCTGTAAACATTATAATTCTTTTACCTGCCATATTTGCTATTTTTGTATCATCTTTCTTCCCTCCATATGTAATAATCTGAGTATCTCCTAATGTATAAAATTGTTGTAATACTATTGATAAGTAATTACATAATAAACTCTTACCATTACCACCAACTCCAGTAAATACATGAATATTCTGTTTCAATCTATTTTCTAATCCTGTGCTACATATCATTAAAAATTTTTGTTTTATATCTGGATTAGGAAATATTTTATTAAGAAGATTATTAAACTCATTATATTCTTTTTCTGATGGTTCAATATAATCATAATTTAATTTAGTTGTTATATACATATCTTTTCTATAATCAATAAATTTCTCTTCTAATAAATCATATACTTTAGTATTCATAGGGAATAAATACCAATCTTTATCAAATGTAATATCTTCATTATCTTTGTTAAATTTGAATTGTGGTTGTTTAGATGTTTTAATAATATCATCTTTTCCTCTTTGAGTTGTAATGCGTCGTAATTGTGATATTAATTTTGTTATATCTGATGTTTTAGTATAACAACATAAAATGTGAAGATTAATATAATCATATAAATCATTATCAATAATATCTTTAAATTTATTTATGGCTCCTATGCCAGATTTCCATAATTGACCATCATATACATATAATACATCATTTTTCCATATAATATTATCAGTTATCAATGTTAATACTTCACAACAAAATTTATCTGTTATTTGTACATCTTTATACTTATTTAATACTATTTCAGAATACTTATTAAAGTTATCTTCCTTACACCAATGTAATAATGTACCTATAGTTATCTTTTCTGATTTAAGTTCATTCCAATATTTTTCATTATCTCTTTTGTTATATCCTTTATACTTCTTACAATATGATTCAAATATATTATATGATTCATCTCCATAATTAGATTTAATAATTGTTGTTAGTCTCATCCAATTATCATAGTTCTCAAATCTATTTTTATTAAGACAATCTAAATAATCTTTTAACTCCTTAAATTTATTATCATCTTTATTAATGATCTTTTCTAATATATCAGTTTGTTTCTTTTGATTTTGTTTCTGGCGTTTCTTTTCTGTTTCATCTTTAATCTCTTTTATCTTTTGATTCTTCTCTTTAGTAATTTTAATGAAAACTTTTTTAATATTAGATTCTAATTGTTCTTCTTTTGGTTCTTCTTTTGGTTCTTCTTTTGGTTCTTCTTTTGGTTTTTCTTTTTTATCTTTTACAAGAGGAAGAAATATAGATGTCATGTTATTAATATTCATCATTGGATTTATAACATTAGCATCTTTATGAACATATGACCATTGACCACATAATATGTCATATTTTCCACTACCATATTTATTTAAATTATTACCTTCTTTATTCTTAGGAAATTTCTTTAAATCTAATTTACAAAATATATGTGGCATTTTTTTATTGACAGAAAGAAAATAAGGATTATCTTTTAATAAATATTCATATTGACTTAATACTTCTTTATCATCAATATCAAATTGTTGGATCTCGTTTGTGTCTACTGCTAGATAATCATAATCATCATATAATTTTTGACGCTCTAAAATTTCTTCATCTGTTATTGTTTTAAAATCCATATAGTCGGGTTTATATTCAGTACAATATGGAGTTTTCTTAATTTTTCCATCAATATTTTTAATAATTATACCAATTGGAAACCATTTTATACCGTTTTCTGTACAAAATTCAGCAATTTTTTGAGACATTCTATATATATTATAGAGATTATTATTGTTTTCTTAAGTAATTTTATTTTAAATTTTAATGTTTTTATAGTAATTTTTGAAATTTTATAAGTTTGGGCAAAATT